CNTGNGGCTGGCCGGTCTTCTGCGCCGACAGCGCCGCTTCGGCAATCTCTTCGGCCAGCACGCAGCCCACCGTGCGGGAGAAGCGGTCGGGCATCTGCAGGTTGTGCTTGAGCACATAGGCACCCAGCTCCAGCGCGCCGGCATAGTCGCCGGCATCAATGCGCCACACCATGCACGTCATGACGATCTCGTCCTGTGCGCCCTGGCCGCCGGCCAGCACGCCGGCCAGATACGGCACGTAGGTCGGCAACAGCTGCACCTTGAGCGCCGCCTTGCCCTGGGTGGACTGGATCTGCTTCAGCCGCAGGCGATCGCTTTGCAGCTGCGCCATGTGCTGCTCGTAGGCCGTTGCACCGGCCATCAGCTGGTGCGGGGCGCGCTGGGCCGCTTCCAGCTCGGCGAGCACGCGGCTGTGGTGACGCTTGGCGGGACTGTCGGCCATGGCTTAGGCCTCGATCTCGATGTGCTCGACCACACAGCCCAGGCCGTAGTCCTCGACCACGTAGGCATCGTTGGAGGACTCGTAGTTCTCGATGCGATCGCGCGCGGGCACTTCCTGGATGTAGCGACGACGCCCACCGGTCTGGTAGTAGATCGACAGGTTTGCCAGCGAGGTCACCATCAGCGCACCGTCCGGCAGGTACGGCACCTCGGCCACCGGCAGGCCGCCGACACGGCGCTGGCTCAAGATCAGATCGGTGGCGATCTTCTCGCTGGCCGGCTGGTCCTTGTTGACCATCGGGAAATACTTGTCGTGCATCAGGTCGCGGCCCAGCACCACCACCAGGCTCGGATCCTTGCGGTGCCACGGATCGAGCAGGTTGCTCACCACGTCGAACACCAGTGCATCGAGGTTGCCGTAGTCGGCGCCGGCAGCGGCGCCGCCGATGACCACCTTGCCGGCGGCTTTGCCGCTCGCCAGCACGCGTTGGGCAGCGTTGGTGCGGTACTGCTGCATCCAGCCGATGTTGACGTCTTCCAGCAGCGGGAACGTCGCGCGGTCGGTGTCGGCCGCAGCATGCGTGCCGTTGAAACCGATCTGCAAACGGTCCAGCGCCTGGCGCTTGACGATCGCATCGCGCAGGCGTGCCTGGAAGTCCGGGAACTTGGCCCAGGTATCGAGCAACGCATACGGGATGGCGGTGTCGAAGTCGGTCTTCTTGGCGAGGTACTCGTTCTTGTCGAGCGCGGCGACATTGCGCGGGGTGCGCGTCTTGCCGGCGCCGGTGTCGGTGCGGCTGGCGATGCTGCCGGTAACGCCGATGCCCACCTTCTGACCGGACAGTTCGTCTACCGGGATGATGTTGACCTTGGACAGGAACTCGCTGGATTCCTGCATGCGCGATTCCAGCTTCTGCTGCACGGTCGGTTCGACGGCGAACGAGTGGAAAGCGGAGGTGATGCCGTTGAGTTTGGCGATCTGCTCGGCGAACTGGTTGAACTGCAGGCGGGTGGCGTTTTGCATGGTGGCTCCGAAGGTGGGGCGCTGGCGGCGTGTGTGGTGTGTGGGATCAGCAGTCGGTCAGCACGGCCGCGCCGCCGCCGGTGACCACCGGGCGTGTGGGCTGCGAGGGGTCGGCCTGCTGCGACAGCAACTCGCGCAGCTGCGCCAGGTCGTTCGCCAGCTGTTCGTGCTTGGTCTTCTGCTCGGCGTGTTCGGCCTGCAGGCCGGCGAACCGTTCGTCCTGGCCGCGCACGTGCTCGGCGATCTCTTCGACACCCTGGCCGAGGTCAGCGAACTGCTGGGCAGTGATGTTGGTTGCGTCCTCGCTCCTGAGCGCGGTGCGAATCCGGCTAAGCAAGTTGGCGACCGAGCCTTCGCTGACCTCGCTGAATTCCAGCGTGGTTTCTTCGGCGACGGTGAACAGGTTGCCGGGTGATTGCTTGCGATCGGCCAGCGGATTGGCATCCGGGTGTTGGCTGGCAAAGGTCAGCATCGAGGTACCCAAGCTCGCGGGCGAATCAGTGACGGCCAAGCCGACCAGATACGCCTTGCCGGTGTTGGCGAATTTCTCCTGCACCTCGATGCTGGTGTAGAGCTTCTGCTTGGACTTGTTGATGGTGATCAGATCGGCGGTCGGCTCGATCTGTGCGAACAGCGCCAGACGCTTGCTGCCATCGATCTCGACCTCTTCGGCCTTGACCGCAGTGACATCGCCATACGCCCGGAACGGCGAGTCCGGCAGCAGGCTGCGCATGTGCTCGATCCAGATGCGGGCGTTGTAGGTCTCGCGGTCGTAGGTGGCGGCCATGTCGTCGATCCAGCTACGTTGGATCGTGCGGCCATCGGTGGTGGCGCCTTCGACGGCCACGCGAAACCAGTTGGAACGAAACTTCTTGGTCTTGCCCGACATGGGTGTCCTCTGCTCTGGATGCGTTTGCGATGACCCATGGTCAAACGCAGCGCATAGCGCAGCAACGCGATTACCGTGTAAATCAGGCGATTACGCGTCGTTCAACTGTCGAGATTAAGAGGTGGGTTGCACCTTGGTCGGCATGCAAAACGTTGCCACCCAGCTCCCGATGGACACCCGTAGACAGGCGAAATTCCTGTACTGGATGGGATGGCGCGTGAGCGAAATTGCGCAGGCCATCGGCGAGAACGCGAAGACTGTACACAGCTGGAAGTCGCGTGACGAGTGGGATCGCGCAGACAATTTGGAGCGCATCGGTGGCGCGCTGGAAGCACGCCTGGTCGTGCTGATTATGAAGCCGGAAAAATCCGGCGGTGACTTCAAGGAAATCGATCTGCTGCACCGGCAGCTGGAGCGCCAGGCGCGCATCCAGCGCTACCAGGGCGGCGGCAACGAAGCCGACTTGAATCCGGGCGTGGCGAACCGCAACGCCGCGCCGAAGAAGAAGCCCAAGCGCAACGACTTCACTGAGGAACAGGTCGAGCAGCTGACCACGGCATTCATCGACGGCTGCTTCGACTATCAGCGCGATTGGTACCGGGCCAGCAACGAGCGTACCCGCGTCATCCTGAAGTCGCGTCAGATCGGTGCGACGTTTTACTTCGCCCGTGAGGCGCTGATCGATGCGCTCACCACCGGGCGCAATCAGATCTTCCTCAGCGCATCCAAGGCACAGGCGCATCTGTTCCGTGGCTACATGCAGCAGTTCGTGCGCGAGACCATCGACGAGACGCTCTCCGGCGGCGACAGCATCGTGTTTCCCAACGGCGCCGAGCTGTTCTTCCTGGGCACCAATGCGCGCACCGCGCAGGGTTACCACGGCAATTTCTACTTCGACGAGTTCTTCTGGACCTACGGGTTCAACGAGTTGAACAAGGTCGCCAGCGGCATGGCGATGCACAAGAAGTGGCGCAAGACCTACTTCAGCACGCCGTCCAGCATGGCCCATGAGGCCTACACCTTCTGGACCGGCGAGCGCCGCAACAAGGGCAAACCTGCCGCACAGCGCATCCAGATCGATGTCTCGCACGATGCCCTGGTCGGCGGCCGGCGTTGTCAGGACCGCACCTGGCGGCAAATCGTCAACATCCTCGACGCGCAGCGCCGTGGCTGCGACCTGTTCGATATCGACGAGCTGCGCGAGGAATACAGCCCGGACGCCTTCGCCAATCTGCTCATGTGCGAGTTCGTCGACGACGGCGCCAGCATCTTCTCGCTGGCGATGCTGCAGCCGTGCATGGTCGACAGCTGGGTCGAGTGGGGCCAGGACTACAAACCGTTCGCCGCGCGCCCCTATGGCGATCGCGCCGTGTGGATCGGCTACGACCCCGCCGAGACTGGAGATACCGCCGGACTGGTTGTGTTGGCACCACCGCAGCAGCCCGGCGGCAAGTTCCGGCTGTTGGAGCGGATCCAGTTCCGGGGCATGGACTTTGCCAAGCAGGCAGCCGAGATCGAGCGCATCACGCGCCGCTACTGGGTGACCTACATCGGCATCGACACCACCGGCATGGGCAGCGGTGTGGCGCAGTTGGCGAAGCAGTTCTTCCCGAATCTGGTCACCTTCAGCTACTCCCCGGAGGTCAAGACGCGCCTGGTGCTCAAGGCGTTCGACGTGATCCACAACGGCCGTCTGGAGTTCGATGCCGGCTGGACCGACGTGGCGCAATCGTTGATGGCCATCCGCAAGACCATGACGGCCAGCGGCCGGCAATCCACCTTCACCGCCGGCCGCTCGGAAGAGACCGGCCACGCGGACCTGGCGTGGGCACTGTTCCACGCGCTGCAGAACGAACCGCTGGAGGGGCGCACCGCGCGCAACTCCGGTTTCATGGAGATCTCTTGATGTCGACCGACCAGCTGCCCGCCACCGCGCCTGCAGCGCCCACGCGTGCCGAGGCCTTCACCTTCGGCGATCCGACGCCGGTGCTCGATGGGCGCGGCGTGCTGGACTATCTGGAGTGCTGGCAGAACGGGCGCTGGTACGAACCGCCGGTGGCGCTGGATGGCCTGTCCAAGACCACACGCAGCAATCCGTTCCTGCAGTCCGGGCTGATCTTCAAGCGCAACATGCTGGCGCGCACCTTCAAGCCGCACCGGCTGCTGACGCGCGAGGCGTTTGAGCAGCTGTCGCTGGACTGGATCACGCTGGGCAATGGCTACCTTGAGCGCCGCCGCAACCGAACGGGCGGTGCGCTGTCGCTGGCTGCGCCGCTGTCCAAGTACATGCGGCGCGGTGTCACCGAGGGCGAGTACTTCCAGGTGCGCACCTGGCACGACGAGCACGTGTTCGAGTCGGGCAGCGTGTTCCAGTTGCGCGAAGCCGACGTCGATCAGGAACTCTACGGCCTGCCTGAGTGGATGCCCGCCATGCAGTCCGCGCTGCTCAACGAGTCGGCCACGCTGTTCCGCCGCAAGTACTACAACAACGGCTCGCATGCCGGCTTCATCCTGTACCTGACCGACCCGCAACAAAGCCAGGAGGACGTCGACGCGCTGCGCACCGCCATGAAGGGCGCCAAGGGGCCGGGCAACTTCCGCAACCTCTTCCTGTACTCGCCCGGCGGCAACAAGGACGGCCTCAAGCTGATCCCGGTCAGCGAGGTGGCGGCCAAGGACGAGTTCAGCGGCATCAAGGGCATCACCCGCGACGACATGCTGGCCGCGCTGCGGATCCCGCCGCAACTCATGGGCATCGTGCCGCAGAACGCTGGTGGCTTCGGGTCTATCCGAGAGGCCGCTGCCGTGTGGGCGGCCAACGAGCTGGAGCCGCTGCAGGCGCGCATGTTGAAGATCAACGACTGGGTGGGCGATGAGGTCATCGCCTTCACTCCCTACGCGCCGCCAGCGGCGCCACAGCCTTAACCCCACCGCAAGACCACGCAATGCTCAAGAACCTCCGTTGTGGCGAATGCGCCCGCCTGCTGTGCAAGGCCGCCGTTTTCGATGAAATCCAGATCAAGTGCCCGCGTTGCTGCACGCTCAATCACCTGAAGGCCGAGAGCCTCACCTCCGATCGCCGCGAGCGAATCCAAGAAGGCTCTCACCATGAAAAACCAGCTCCTGCAGGGCGATGCCCTGACCATCCTGCCCACGCTCGAAGCCAATTCGTTTGACGCGCTGATCACTGATCCGCCGTATGCCAGCGGCGGCCTCACCGCAGCGGCACGGGCCAAGCCGCCATCGCAGAAGTACGTCCAGGGCGGTGGCGCGCAGCTGCATGCGGACTTCGTTGGCGATGAGCGCGATCAGCGCGGCCACTTGGCGTGGATGCACTTGTGGTTGTCCGAATGCGCGCGCCTGCTCAAAGAGGGCGCGCCGGTGCTGCTGTTCACGGACTGGCGACAGCTGCCGCTTACGACCGATGCCCTGCAGGCGGCCGGCTTCACCTGGCGCGGTGTGGCCGTCTGGGACAAGACCGAGGGCGTACGCCCGCAGCTGGGACGGTTTCGCAACCAGGCCGAATACATCGTGTGGGGCAGCAAGGGCAACATGCCGCTGGACCGTCGCGCGCCGGTGCTGCCTGGCGTTATCCGTGAGTCGGTGCGCAAGGCTGACAAGCATCATCTGACCGGCAAGCCCACCGAATTGATGCGGCAGTTGGTGCGGATCTGTGAAGCGGGCGGCCGGATCCTAGACCCTTTTGCTGGCAGCGGTACGACTCTGGTCGCTGCTGAGCTTGAAGGGTACGGATGGACTGGGGTTGAGTTGACCAGTCATTACTCAGATGTCACACGGACTCGATTGGCATAGAAAAATTCACCTACTGGGACGCAATGCCGTCCTAGTAGGTCATCTTCTGTTCGGCCATGAACTGCTCAAGGTCAATACATCGCACATTGAAGTGTTGGCAGATGTTGGGAACTTTTGCCGCCTGTGGCTTGTACACCTCGGTGGTGACTACAGCGAAGCCTCTTACTTGTGCGGTAGCAATCACAAATGGATCGGCGACTGGAGTTCCTTTCAGGCGTTGACGTTCGCCAATGATCGACTGAAAGTGCGGTATCGCCAGTATCTGCGCAACCAATTGCATCTCTCCTGCACCAGGCATGCTGAAAAGCCCGGAATGCTGGCCTATCCAGGCATTGACAACCGCATTCGGCTCGCCGTTTTCTAGCTCACGCTTAACCTCCCTCGTGGACAGAAGGTGGGCACTGTGAACGAGACCGTCCATATGTGCCCAGAAGCTTTGGAAGACAGCTGGATAGTAATGCTTAAGACGGCTAAACGGCCCGGTGTCGAATACGTACATCAGTTGCGCTTCCTATGCAGGACCAATTCTTCCAGGCCAGACAATGTGCCAGGCTTTACTCCGAGGTAATCAGCAGCCTTTTCTGGCGAAATTTGTCCGCGTAGACGGCGGCCAAACACCTCTCTGAGCATCCCATCGCTCAAGTACGAGCCTTGGTTTGCGTACCAACTTCCGCCGCCACTAGATTCTTTTTGACGTTGTTGATTCCATTCTTCAGCTTTTTCCTCATAGAACTGACGTGTCGCACGTCCTCTATCCAAAAAGCGACGAAGCACGACTTCCCGGCTCACCCCAAAGCGTCGGGCGAGTCGAGAGAAATATGTGTCAGGTGCGTAATCCGCAATGATTGTGAGGTCAATCGTGGCTGCATCAAATTCTGCACCCGGTATCAAAACCTCGGCCGCGACCGCGTTGCAAAAAATTTCGATGGCACGTTCGCGTTGTGGGAGCTCATTCGCATAGCTAATATCGAACTTAGAAATTCCGTTGACATCGAATAGCACATGCGCGAACTCGTGCAACAGCGAGAAGATCTGTCGGGTCTTCGTGGTGCTGTTGTTGAGGTAAATAACAGGGAATTCGCTATCTCTCAGGCAAAATCCGGAGATATTTTCCTGCTTAAAGCTTTCTTTGAAAACGAATGGGCCGACGCGTTCGACGGCTGCCCTCCATGAGCGTAGCGCCTCATCATCAGTTCCCCAGGCAGCTTGGACCTCTGGGGTGATGCCCAACATAATTCGGATAGCGGCTGCTTTGCGTACAACGTGATCGCCGGTACTGAGTTGGACAGCACGCCACGCTTTTACTGGAGCAGGGTTTACGCCTGCGTACAGCTCTTCGAGGCCTAGCTGATACGCGCGGGCTTTTCGAAGATGCAAGTAGGTATCGCGAGATAGGCTTGCGAGCTCTTCCGTTGGGAGCGTGCGGAACTCTTGCCGAGGAGAGGATTCAGCGGGCGGCGCCGGGAGAAAGAACACGGCTAGCGGCCGTTTGTAGACCTCGTATGCAAGCCTTTCCAGCTGTGGGTATGTAGGAGCTTCCTCTCCCGACTCCCACGCTGCAATTTCCCCCTCACCTTTCTTAAGGCGAGCTGCGACATCGGCTATGGACATGCCGAGGCTCTCGCGTGCCCAACGCATCACTGAGGGTTGTACACCTACAACTTGTTCGCCTTTCATTGGCCCTTTCTCTCCATATAGAGAAGTATCGCCTGTAAGCGTCTCCCATTCCAGTCTAGCCGGCTGCGACGGCTGGAAGCAGATGTTCAGGCTGCTGCGCGGGCGCGCAATCGTCGCCCCGCCACGCCTGCGGTCTTCATGAGCGCATTTCGCTGCACCCCTGCGGACCAGCGCCGGCCGCGCCTGATATGGCCGCAGGGGCCGTTCGGCGGGGTTGCCCATCCCTGCGGAACCCTGCCCGTGAGGGGCGTGCCAGCCCCTGCTGTCAGCGATCCGGCGTGCAGATCGTCCAAACGAAAATTTCGAGGTGACCATCGGAAACAGGTAATTGGTAATCAATGGCTTGCACCGTCTCCAAGTAGCTGATTATTTTATGATTTTTGGATTACCTTCCAGGGTGATCCCAGGTAATTCGTAGGCTCCAAGAAGGTAATGTCATTGATGGATAAGGAATTTTTCCAATGGTCCAATTACCTGCCAAAACGTAATCACGTTACCTGCGCATTACCCTCTTATTACCTTTGAAAAATTGAAATAAGTATTTGATATTGTTGGATATATGGCACTCCGCAATGCCGCATTACCTCAATGACCTCTTCCCGATGGTCACCTCAAAATTGCGGCGATAGATGCCTGTCAGGGGCCTGTCTCACCGCGCCCGCCTTGCTAGACTCGGCCGCATCGTCCAGTCCGCCGTGTTGCGACTGGGGTCACCTGCAAGGAGCGTCCCATGGACCCAGTCGCTACCGTTCTTTCCGCATTGGCCGCCCCGCACCAGCAAGAACGCCTGCTGCGGTTGCACACCCCGCTGGGCCCCGACGTGCTGGTCGCCGAGACGCTCGACGGCCGCGAGTCGGTCGACGGCGGCGGCTTCCGTTTCGACGTGGGTGCACTGTCGTCCAACGCCGGCCTGCCCCTGGACGACCTGCTGGGCCAGCCGGTGTTGCTGGAACTGCTCACCGCCGAGTCGCGCACCGCGCTGCGCCCGTTCCACGGCCATGTCACCGCGTTCGAACGGCTCGGCAGCAACGGCGGCCTGGCGCGCTACCGGCTGCGGGTGGAGCCGTGGCTGGCGCTGCTGGCCCAGCGCGTGGACAGCTACGTGTTCCAGGACACGAGCGTGGTGGAGATCGCCGAGAGCGTGTTCGCCGACTACGCCGGGCAAGGCGCGCTGGCGCCGGCGTGGCGCTGGGAGCTGTCCGACCGCAGCGCGTACGCCAGGCGCAGCCTGACCACGCAATACGAAGAGACCGACTTCGCGTTCCTGAGCCGGCTGCTGGCCGAGGAAGGCATCGCCTATTGGTTCGAGCACACCGGCGCGGCCGACAGCGACACGCGCGGCACGCACACGCTGGTGCTGTCGGACCACAACGCCGCCTTCGCCGAACTGGGCACGGTGCGCTACCATCGCCACGACGCGACCGAGCAGCAGGACAGCGTGCAGCAGTGGGTACAGGCATATCGCTGGCGCGCGACCAGTCTGTCGCGGGCCAGCTGGGACTACCGCAGCCGCAGCCTGCGCCCGGCCGGCGCCGACGCCACGCCGCTGGGCGACATCGACGCCGCCGACGTGGACACCGCCGGGCCGTACGGCTGGCAGGACAGCATGCGCGGCCAGCGCCGCGCGCAGCAGCAGCTCGATGCGCAGCAGGTGGCGGCGCAGACCATCGAGGGCCAGGGGACTTGGCGCCAGCTGGCGCCGGGCACGCGTTTCGGGCTGAGCCAGCATGCGGTCGTGGCGGCCGATGCGGCGTTCCTGTGCCTGCAGGTGCGGCACCAGGCGCGCAACAACCTGGGCGCGGAGGTGTTCGACGCGCTGGAGCAGTCGCTGGGCGCGGTGGCGGTGGCCGGCGCGCCGCTACC